AGATTCGTTGGATAGCTTTGTTGAAAACGTAGAGGCTCCAAGAAATATGATAGTCTATAGAGGAGTTGGTCTAAAGAATGAATTGGCTATAAAAAAGTTGACAACAGTTGGAGAAACTTTTTCTGATCCAGGTTTTCTATCAACTTCACTATCTAGATCAGTTGGAGAAAATTTTATGGATTCTTGGTCTACTGGAGGAACAGATTTTCTTCTAAAGATAAACGTTGATAAAGGACAGAAAGTGGCCTCTATAGTAGGTATTGCTGTATCAGAGATGGAGATGATTTTTCCTAGGAACACAAAGTTTAAGGTTACATCTACAAGTTTGCAACCTCAAACTGTTTGGATGCCGGAACATTGGTTTGTGGAGCTAGAAGTTGAATAATAAACTTATCCCTGTTGAAGAGCGTTGGTTGAAGGATGACATGGACTCTGTCATTCTTGAAACTATTAGTGGAGGCGAATTTGGAGGCCAAGGTTCTGGCTATCATGGTCATAAAGGACGAATTGGCAAGGTTGGCGGAAGCGCTCCTGACAATATCCCTAATAGTAGTTATAGAGATAAGAATTATCGTTTTTATTTCAAGTCTGCCAAAAGGTTTTTAGACAGCTTAGGAGATGATCAGAAGAGCTCATTAGAATATTACGCTGATGGACTGTATTCAATGATAAACAATTATTTGAGAGGAAAGAATTCACCTGAGACATATGGTGGAACTCGATATGGCTCAGATCTTCTCATAGATAATCTTGATGAGGCATTCAATAATGATGGCTCTGTAGTTTCAGAAAATATAAAGACCTATAGAGGTATCCCCGTTATGACTGAAGATGTAGAGGAATTCACTAAGCTTATTGACACTTTGGAAGTTGGTGGAACATTCGAGGATAAGGCATATTTTTCATCTAGCATGTCTAAGAAAGTTGCAGGTAATTTTGCCGGTCTTCAATATGACACTAGACCATATGGAAATATTATGTTTGAGGTAGAGGTTCCAAAAGGAAGTAGAGCTCTATATCCATCTTTGCTCAATGCTGATGATTTCATGAGTCCAGAACAAGAAATTCTTTTACCTAGAGGTTCAAAGTTTGAAATACTTTCTAAAGTGAAAACAAAGGAAGGTGATTATTTTGGTAATGACAGATACGGCTTTCCTGATTGGTACATCAAAATGAGGTTACTCCCATGAGTGGCGCACCTAAGTTTATTCCTATGACAGAGCGCTGGAAATTAGACGCATCAGATTTTCTTCAGGAAGTTGACAGCCTCTCAGAATTGGGTGGTCCTGGTTCTGGATTTCATGGTCATGAAGGTAGGCCTGGACAAGTAGGCGGTTCAAGGAGTGGCGGAGGAATTGGCTTGTTATCTGTCTATGCTACTAATTCATATCGTCGTAATTTATTGAGTGCTGCTTCTAAGGAGGTTGAGAATGTTGTTACTGGTACTGGTCATTCAATAGAAGACATAAATAGTATTACTACTTATGGAAGTTTTGCTTCTGATAAGTCCAAGCCTGGCGATATTGACTTAGTCATTGAAATAAATAATCTAAAAAGTGATGATTACTTTTATCGTGGCGGATCACTGCATTATATTGACAGTGTTACTCCTGTTGCTATGAAAGAAAATTCTTCTGTATCAATAGTATTCGTTAGTTCTAAAATAGCTAAGGACGAATACTTGAGTAGAATGATAAACTCTGAGCAAAGAACGTTCAAGCCTATACACTATGGAGAGGAAGTTTTGTATAGCAAGACAAATAACTTTATGTCAAGAAGTTTTGATTCTGCTAGTAAAGTTGATTTTGATCTCGGCGGTCCTGGCTCTGGTTATTCCAGAGAGGAAGGTCATAAAGGACGCATTGGGAAGGTTGGAGGATCGACCAAGAGTAATATGCTTTCACCTGACGCACCAGTTTTAGAGTATCATAAAAAAGTAAGTGATGAAGGAGTATGGGGATACTCTCATGGACAGAGCAGAGCAATTAGTGCTGAGTCAGCACGAATTATGGGTATTGAAGGATATGCTCGAGATGACAGATTTGGTCATGAATATGAGGTTAACGCAACTAAATTCCTTCAGGCAATTTCTGATGATGATATAGGTTCGGAAGAGGTTTTATACCATGGCTTTCAAAACGTTAGAGATATTGAGTTTAGACCTGGTGATACATTCAAAATTCCTTTGACGGCTACCTCTGGTGGAATGGATGATGCTATGGGTTATGCATTGAGAATGGATAGAATTGACCAAAAAGGCTATCCTACAGTCTTCGTATTTCCAAAAGAGACTCCTATAGCTGCTTATCAGATGTGGAACAAGCAGGATGCAAAGGAATTTGGATACAAATATACCGAGGCAATTACCGCAGGCGAATTTGAGGTTTTGAAATCTTCCTTCATAGAAATGAATATGCCTCAGCACGATAGTCGGCCAGGAGAGACTTGGCACCCTACAACTGTTTTCAATGTCGTTGAGGTTCAACCAATAGGAATTTTTGATATGGACCTCAGGGCATGGAGAAAATAATGGACTTGACTTTAGATATTGCAGTTTGTCGACAAGAAGCACCCTACCAAACTGGTGGCGAAGTGCTCATCTCAAAAGAGGATAGAGAAGAATTTTCTACTAGTATCAATGACTCTGAAGAAGAGTCGGAAAAGGAAGAATAATATGCCTTGGAAAATAAAAGAAGAAAACGGCGAATATTGTGTCTATACAAAAGATGATGACAAAAAGGTTAAGTGTCATAAATCTGAGGAAGAGGCAAAGGACCACATGAAAGCTCTCTATGCTAATATGAAGGATGAAGAACTCTCACAAGGATTACCATCCAAAATTGCATCAGCATTTAGTAAGCTGTTCATGGCGGCTAAGAAGGAACAAACTGTGAATGAGTTATCTGGCTTCGCATTTAGCGATGTATCAGATGTAGATTTATCGACTCAGACGTATATAGATGGCATGGCTGCGGGAACATTCATCACGATGATGGGTGAAGAAGTTACCTTCAAGCCAGAAGAATTGGAGGCTTATGTAAAGAACACAAGAAGAGTCATTGAAAGTACCCGAACGGAAAAAGGTGAATTAGTTGGCCTACCTATCGATGAAAATGGTCATGACCATAAGGGTGGTGCTGGATGGATAGTTGGTATTCGTCACGACAAGAGCCGGAACATTCTTAGGTTCCTTGTCAATTGGACGGATACGGGAGCAAGCCTAATCAAGTCAAACGCGAGAAGGTTCTTCTCCCCATCCATTGATGGTCAAGGAGCATACGTTCGTGGTGGTTCCCTTACGAATTGGCCAGCAACAAGGTTATCAACTGGACAAATATTGTTGCGTCCTGTTGAGCTATCAGAAAGTTTACAGGAGATTGATATGGATAACGCTGTTCTACAGGCTATTGCTGATCTGAAGCAGTCGATCACAGAGGCCATCAGCGGCCGCTCTCCCGAGAAGGAGCCTGAAACAGAGCTTAGTGAATTGAGCGACGTTTCAGTGAGTCCAGCTCTTCAGGAGCTCTTGGGATCCCAGGAAGGAATTGACGAGCTTGGCCGCCGGGCTATGGAGATTGCACAGGACGCAATTGTAGCCGAAAAACGAAAGTTGCACGTTGTCGAATTTGCATCAAGGATCGTTGGTGGGACCACTGAGAAGCCATTTGGTCTTCGTGTTCGCCCCAATGACTTGGTCGCTCTTTTACTAAGTCTGCCGGAAAAGCAGTCCAGAGCCGTTGAACGCATCCTCGAGCAGACCCTTGACGCAGCGATCGACTTCTCCGAGCATGGGATTGACCCTCTCGGATATAGCTTGAGGAAGCCAAAACTTCCTGTCGAATATCGGCCCCTTTTGAAGTCGTGGATTGGTGCCGGCAAAACCATGAAGGAGTTCTTCGAGATCAATCCTGAGATTGGCGAATTCGAGAACTTCAATCTTGACGAATTCATGGAAGAGGAGAAGTAAAATGGCCGACCTTACCTATGATGCAAATATTCGTCTGTTGGGAGAATCGAAGTCTGAGAAATTCTTCTTGGATACCTCGGTTGCTCAGACCATTTACAAAGGCCAACCGATGATTATTGACCAGGACGTCGATGCACTAAATGCGACCGGCTTCCTCGACGCTGCAGTTGTTGCAGCTACTGATGTTTGTCTTGGTATCGCCGCTGAGGGGAAAGCAGTCGCAGCAGCCGGTGCTGAGACAACCGAAATTGAAATCTATGTTTGGCCCTCCATCATTGGTTTCAAGTCAACAGTGTTTGATAATGCAGACCTTGGCAAAGTGGTCTACATGTCGGACTCTGGTACCCTTTCCGAAACAGCTGCAGATAACCCGCAGATTGGCGTCCTCCACAAAGTGGAAGATGGCTATGCTTATGTGCAGTTGACCACACCGCAAATTTGCGCTGGTGCATAAGGAGATGAATAATGATTAGCGGAAACGTTCCAGGACATTTGGTTGTTTCAGCTCGAACGGGCTTCCTAACAACCGCACTTCCTCCTGTTCCTGCTTATGCGGCCATTGCGCAAGAGCTTACTATGAGTGCCAAGAATATCGAAATGGTTGACCTTGGTGGAGCTCCTATGCCTTTGCGTAATCGTGGTCGTATGCAGATCCAGGATTTCATTGAGAAGAGAATGACGGTACAGCCCCTTGACTGGGACATCACGGTCTTCATTTCTCATAATGCCGTTCAGGACGATCAGACTGGGGAGCTGGACCGAAAGGTTCGTTCAGCTGGTGATAACTTCCAGCGTCATATTGCCCAACAGGCTTTCCAGGCCCTGAATGATGGTGATGGTTCCAACTATGGTCTTGCCTATGATGGATTATCATTCTTCAATGACTCCCACGTAGATAAGGGAGCAGCATATACGTCTGTGCAGGACAACAAGGATGCTTTAGCCCTTGATGCAACCAACTTCAATACTGTCTATGTGAAGGCTCAAAAGACCAGAGATGACCAGGGCCAATTCACTCAGTACAATTACAACCTGTTAGTCGTTCCTCCTGACCTCGCCAAAGTAGCTTTCCAGCTCACGCAGGTTCCAGGAGGTTCCGAAACTCCGGCGAACGCAAACCCTTTCGCTGGCCGAATCAACTACGTTGTTTCGCCTCTGCTCGATTCGACCGCTTGGGTGCTCGTGGCCTCAGACTCTCCAACGAAGCCTATTGTGATTGCAATGAGAGAACGCCCCAACCTGCAGTCAGCTTGGTTCGATCCGGAGGCTCCAGACGGTGGCCGCTATTACTTCAAGTTCTATGCACGCTACAATCACTTCTATGGCGATTGGCGCACCGCATACATGGGCAACAGCTAATTACTGTTGGTCAAAATTACTTACTCTAAGGGGTCGACCTATTCATGGTTTGCCCCTTAGAGAAGGAGAAATATAATGTCACTTGAAGCTCGTGTGAAAGAAAGCTATAAGCTTGGAGCTGTCACTGCTTTTTCTGGTAATGAATATACCCAGAACGAGTGGAGACCTGTTCCTGTTGAAGCAGAAGACCAGGCGATTGTTCATCCCTACTTGGACGTCCGTGAAGTTGGCACAGAAAAGCCCATTAAGGTTACCTCCCAGGACTATCTGAGTGAAGCTACCACAAAAGCTAATGAATCTATTTACGCACCTCACAGCGAGGAGCTGGGTGAACCAGAGATGACCTCTGATGACTCAGAAAGTGAGTCTAGCGACGAAACGGATGAAACTAAGTCAGTAACGAAGAAAAAGGGAAAACCGCGTAAATGACCACAGAATATGGCTACGGTACTATTGAAGGAGTAGCAGCTTTGGCCAGGACATGGACTGAGAATAACACCTTCGCTGATGAAACGATTTATGCAGTCGGTACAAATCCTGAGCTACACTCCGTGATTAGCTGGCTGAACGAAGTTTCAGCGATGCTTGATATTGCTCTCGGCAAATACGGCTTTGTTGTTCCCCTAAGTAGTACTGCTGGAAGACTCTCGGCAAAATCCATTGTTGAGCAAATCACTGCTGACATTGTTAAATATGTCAACAACCAGGGAAGGTTCTTCAGTGAGAGATTTGTTGACAGTGGGATGTCTGTTTGGAAAGCGATAAGGACAGACCTTGATCTGTGGGTCCTTGAGTTTGCTCCAGGATTAGCCAATGCTGGTGAGACGCAACATTCATCCGATATTGATGCAATTGGTTTTAGTGACCATGACGAATCAGGCGAAAAAATGTTCCCTATCTTTCAACGAAAAGGATTTGGGAATACATTTGATGACTGGACACAATGACAGACTACTACGGATTATGTGAAGCGGCCCTTGTTGAGAGAATAAGAACTCTTTCGGACTTTTTCCCTAAGAGTGAATTCGTCACGGATGATGATGCAATACTCAACAAGGGGGCTGACTTTTATGTGGTAGTTACGCCTGACACTTTTACAACCGTGAGAGCTGATGGTCTTGCTAATGATGTTGAATGGAACATTCTTATGGATGTTTACACCAAGTTCACAACAATGAATGAGTCAAAGGGCAAAATGAAACTTATTAGAGCCGCTTTGATAAATCTGATTACTCCTCCTTGTTTGAACCATGTGAATGGAGTTTCTCGTTCATTGATTACTGCAAATGGTGGACTCTTCCAAGATGCTCCAAATAGGCCCAACTTTGTTTGGCAGACTTTCATCGTGATAGTCACTCAGAGGATAAGGTTCACTGTATGAGTAGACCTATTGAAAAACTTCCGGTAGATTTATACGATGCTGGAATTGGTGCTCTTAGGGCACTCGTCTTTAGGATTTCCTATAGGATGTCTAAACCAGGTCAACCTGTAAGATATCCAGTTCAATGGGATAGTCCGAAGCAAAAGAGGTTTGTTCTTTGGAAACTTAACAAGGAGCATAATCTACCATATAGGCGAACTGACAAATACCGTCTTGGTTGGAAAACTGAGGCCATCCCATTTGGATTATCATTGAA